GATGCGCCACCTGCACCGAAAGGTTTTGCACATCGTTGGATAAGAACAACAGTGCAAGGTTTCGATGATACATCAAATGTATCTCGTAAACTCAGAGAGGGTTGGGAATTTGTTAGAGCTGATACGATCGTAAGTGAGTTAGGCAAAAATGATTATCCAACTATATCTGAAGGTAAACATCAGGGGTTAATCGGAATTGGAGGGCTGGTGTTGGCTAGAATTCCAATTGAGTTACTAGAAGCAAGACAAGCCTATTTTGAAAAAATAACACAAGATAGGATGCAGTCTGTAGATAGTGATTTAATGAAGGAACAACATCCTGACATGCCAATCAATATTGATAGGCAGTCAAAAGTGACCTTTGGTGGTAGTCGCAAGAAATAATTTTTTTGCAATTGCTATCGGGTCTTTAAGATAAAACGTTAAATATAAGGAAACTAAACTATGGCAAACGTAAAAGAACAGTTCGGTCTAAGACCGTACAGAAAACTAGACGGTACACCATTGGTTGGTGCCCAAAACAGATACACGATAGCTAGT